ATAAGCCTTTTCAACTCCACCAATGGTATTTCAATAATGTTACCGTACATCTGTCCTGTGGTATGCTTCACCTTAACACCAAGTTTGACCATGCCTATTTTGTGTGCAGCCTTCCCTGGAAAGTCAGGTGCGGTCATGTAGTACTCAGTGTCCATAAGCTCACCTTCAGGACACGGCCACGGGTTGAACTGTATGTCTGCCATGTGCTCCACTGGTATCATCATAATCCACATTCTCCACCATTGCAAGTTGGTCCTTGATCCAATGTGTGTGCAAACATGTCAATGTCCCTAATGTCAACAGGGACAACGGGTTGGTGGTCATGCCGTCCATCAGGGTAGAACGTTACCCCTCGCAACTGTGGCAGGTATCTAAGTAGGATGGGTGCCAATGTTGTTTCCATACCATCAGTGTAGGGGGGCAAGTTGACGGTGCTGCTGATGGCATTGTCCACGAACTGTTGGACATACGCTTGAAATGCCAAACGTCGTTCAATCCCCTCTGTGGACTGGGATAACGTGTACGCGGTGTCAATGTCTTGCACATGGTAGCCATCACTAATCCACTTGGATACAATGGGGTCAACGACCACTTCTCGTTTGTAGCCATCACTGTAATCCTTTGTCTTTAAGGTGTTGGATGTGCGCTGATAGGCTGTGTGGAATATTGGTTCAATACCTGGTGTGGTATGACCCATGATGGATATAGTGCCTGTTGGTGCTATGGCTCTAGTGGCAACAGGTGTGTTGACTGACAGTTTGGTTGACCAGTGCAGTGCAGCATTGTCACAATTGGTCTTCCATGTGGCCAACCAGTTGTGTATGCTATTGACATTGGACAATTCCCATCTACGAGAGTTATTGTTGTCTATTGTATCGCATATGTGGCCGTATGGTATACCCCTTTGCATGAACCATTCAGCGATACCCATCAGCCCTAAGCCTAACCTCCTGTTCTGCACCTTAACTTCTTTAACCTTACCAGTAGGGAAATCAGTATACAATGTGTTACATAACAGGAACAGAATACTAAGGTTTGTAACATCAGATAACTCTTGTATATCACGTATGTTAGCCAGATTAACAGATCCAATACAACAACTATCACTGTCATCACCACTGATGATTTCTGTACATGCATTACGTAATACCTGTCCATCAGGGTCAAACTGGAATCCTGGATCACCGTACATACAGGCATGGCGCAGTGTGGTGGTGAAGACATCACTGCCGTGGCTGGTGGACAGACCAGCATGGTACTGGATGTCATCATACCAGTCATTGTCAAAACGGACAGATATGTTGGTATGTTGGAGCTTACCAGCTTGTTCTTTCATCTTGATAAAGTCTAACACATCCTGGTGGTTCCATGCCAAGCTGGCATATCCTGCACCTCGACGTTCACCTCCTTGTCGTGCTGCTGCTAATATGCCATCTACCATTTCAACACACGGTACAGGTCCACTGGCAATGCCACCACTTCTTTTGAGTGGTGTACCATAGGGTGATATATCAGAGTAGTCTACACCAACACCACCACCAGACATGGACATTACGGCAACCTTGTTGGCAAGATCACCCCAACCTTCACGTGTGTTCTCAGCATGGAGGGTGAAACAATTGTCCGTTTGGTGATATGGACGGCCAGCTTGGCTAAGTATCCTGCCACCTGGTATGAACTTACGCTGTTCTATCATGGTGCATATGGCCTGTTTGACATCCAACGGTATTACACTGTCAACTAGAATGGCATTACATACCCTACCTGCAATGTCCTTCCATGTTTCATACCTCCCGTGTACCACATGGCTATACCGCAACCTCATCTTGTCATCAGCATATTCCGCAAACGGTGTAACCTGTGGAGTGGTAGATATGACCATTGGAGTGAACCTCTACACAAGGGTGATTTGTAGGGTGGAATAATTGAGGTCACGGAAGCCATCAGTGAGGATGACATTGGTGTATAGTGGAAGTGTGGCAAGGTAGGCAGCTACCTTTTCTGCATCTTGCCAATTGGACAGCGTGATAATCTGGTCATCACCACTGTTGTCCGTGTAGGTGATGGTGTACATGGATGGTTCCATTATTTACCTTCAACATGAGTCAAAGCGTCAATCATGGCCTTGGTGTATGTATAGTTAGCATCATATTGTCTAATCTTTGCCAACCACATGTGTATCTTCTTGGCATGTTTAGCTGGTGGTATGGGCAGCGCTACTGTTGATGTCATTGACCATCCTTTAATGGGTGTGACAGTGGAATAGTGACAGCATCATCATGACCATGTTGTATCCATGCACGTATGGCATCCAGTACAACCAACGTTTCACTTCTCACCCGTTCAGTGGGGAGGTTTTCGGTACGACGTAATAGGAGTCCAGTGACAATGTTTAACGCTTCCAATGCTTGTGCTACAGGTATGTCTCTTACAACAATAGCGGTGGTCACTTACCCTCCTTCACAGTGAACCAGTCCGTGTACATCCGTTCTACATCATTAGCATACAGGTGGCTCAACACCCAAGTGTACAGGGTGCCGTTTGGCTTCCCACTTGGTAGGATACTAGCAGACAACAGGCTAGTGACAAAGGACGGTGGAAACAGTGTGGCAAGAATGGTGTCAACCCACCTTTTCCTAATAGCACCAATATTGTTATGCCCCTTGGATGGTAGCAGCCCATACCACCACTGGTAGCCATGGGGGAGGTGTTCTATCTGTCCTATAATGGTATCTACCACTGTGGTAACTTTCCGTTGCAGTAGGCTATTGATGATGGGCAACTGCGACATTGGGCAAGTGTAAACCTTGTGTGAAGCTGTGTCAAATAGATAAAATCTATAATGTAAGGGAAGCCTTAAATTCCAGTGTTATTACTTTTCAGTAAAATCGTAATAACATGGTGACTGACATTTTTCCCTTGACATGGAGTGTCCACCTCAGTTACAGTCACCATGCCACGTGAGGTTTGCCGTTCCTTAACGTGGTGGAGAACTCAAGATGATGGATGGTTTTGCCAGTCGGACATAAAGGCCATACGTGTATCCACAAGGGTCATGTTGGCCTTTTTTATTGTCCATTTCACCGTTGGCATGACATTTGCAATATCTTCTGCGCGTGTGAAGACGTATTTTCACCGTTTTTATTGGGAGAATCTAAGATGATGTGGTATGGCTAAAGACTAAGATAGTAAGCATAGTTGCCACCATAACAACATATACTGTGCAGTGTGTAGTTTATCTTACACCACACTTACTGAATGCGGGCGTGTACGTGTGCACGTGTGAAGACATATATATAATATAATATATATAAAGGCATGCCAATTGATTCTAAGTGAACTGATTAACCATTTGGTTGTGTTACAAGAGGAACATGGTGATAAGGTTGTGGATGTGTATTGTGAAGCTTATGGGGAAATACTTATCCTTGTGGACATATATCAATGGCGGGATGATGCTTTGGTTATCACTGTACGGGATAACAGTTAATGATTCCAAGTGACAAGTACAACATCTTAGACTTCTTTCCAGACTGCATGTTACCTGACTGTCCACAAGCAGGTGAGATGCACCAACATATCCTGCCAAAGCAACAGGAGATATTGGACAGTGACACTAAGTACACTTACATCCAAGGTGGTGTTGGAAGTGGGAAGACCACAGCCATTGGTGTTATATGTGTGTACAATGCTTTGGTAGTGCCAAACAATAGCGGTGTCATATCACGGTACAACTATGACGACCTGTTTGACAGTGCATGGAAAGTAGTTACAGAATGTGTCATACGGTTAGCGGAAAAGAACATTATTGCTAACCCAGCGTTCAGTAAGAAGATCAGTGGGGTGTACACACAGATAGATTTTCCATGGTGTGAAAGTGACCTGAAGGCCATACAAGGTAAAAACTGGCGTAGGGGACTTGGTGCTAACAAGGGATTGTTTTGGGTGGATGATGCTTATGAATGTTTGATGGATTTCTTTGTGGGTACAGATGTGTCTGCTGGGCTATTGTCCAGGTTACGTTTGCCCAGTGTGTTATACCATAAGGCGACTTATGACAAAGCAACCTGCCCCCATGGATCGTTGCGAGGTTACGTATCAACTAATCCCCCACCAATTGACAGCTTCTTACATACCCTGTTTGGTAAAACTGAAGGTGTCTACACCATAGGTGATGACAGTGTCACTTGGATGAAGGGTGACACAGGTGACAACATATTCTTGGGTAGTGGATATGCCAAAGGACTTATGGCAATCCAGCGTAAGATGGGAAGGTCAGATAATGTTATACGGCGGGTTATCCACGGCGACAGCATACCTGCCTATGGTGGCATACCTGTCTTCCCGCAATTTGACCACGGTAAACATGTGGCACCACTGAAGTTCAGGCCAGACTTGCCATTGGTACGGTCATTTGATTTTGGCTTCAGACATCCAGCAGTGGTATATGCCAACTTGTTCAAGTGTAAGTACAATATCAACCATTACTTTGCACTGTCAGAAACAGCAGATTGTTTCAGTGCAACAGTGCAAGACTTGTATGACCATTACGTTGTGCCACACACTGAACGGTTGTATAAAGAGGCCAAGTGTGTTGTTAATTGTGGTGATAGGTCAGGCTATCGTGATAGCAGTAGTAGCAAAGACAAACGTGGTGACATGAAAATACTGATGCATGAATATAAGTTGGCGTTTAAGTGGCGATACATCAACCTGGTGCCATCATTGCAATACATGCGTGGGTTACTGAAGCCAAAGGAACCATGTAAGTGTGGCCTTGAACTGGTGTTAATATCCAACAAGTGTGAAGCACTGATAGGTGCATTGGAAGGTGGGTATAAGTACCCTAAGCCAAGGGTAGGCCCACATGGTGAGAAGCCTACGCCAGATGGTTACTTTGCTGATGTGGCCGATGCCTGGAGGTATGGTGCGGAGAATTATGTGAAGTGGGGTGTCAGTTGGCAAGATCAAAAGGAATTAGCACAACAGAACCAACGTGATCCCTTTGCCAAGGTCAGATACAGTGGTCCACAATACCTGGAATGGTTGGAAATGTCTGATGCTGATTTGGCCGCACGGTTGACGTAACTGTTGACTTTTTGTCCTACCTGTTGTACCTTTGTTCAGTGTTGGTTGACCTAACAGTGAACATGGGTATCCTACTTTGCCACCTGTTCAACAGTCTGAATTGAAGTCCAAGCTTCGTGAAGCCTATTGTACCACGTGCAAAACCATCCGTGATCGTAAGAAGCTCATTGAACAAAAATGGTTACAAAATAGACGTACCTGGTATGGACAGCACCCTGACATGGTGTACCGTTCTGCCACCAAAACATATCAGCCACCGTCAGGTAGACGTACCATAGAGCGGTCAGTGGTACGGTGTGTGGAAATGCTTACCCCCAGTGTCAAGTGGTTTGAAGTGATGCCACTTGGTAACATACCACAGGAGCGGTTGTCCAACATTGACGCCTTTATGAATTACGTGATGCGGAAAAGGATATCCACACGGACCAACATTACCCAACTGTCCCGCTGCTTACACCTGTACGGTTGGCCTATTCTGAAGACATCCATTATGGTGCGCAATGGTGAAGCATGGCCAACGCAACGTGTGGTGGACCCCTTCAGTTTTTTCATCTACCCTGAAACAGCTACCAGTATCAACGATGCCGACATTGTGTTTGAAGACATGTTGATGCCGTACGAAAAGTATCGTACATGGGTAGCCAAAGGAATTGTTGATGATATCGACTACAATGACCTCGGTAAGCCTGACTGGCCCTATCACATCGCTGAACGGTTGTCTTACAGCGGTTTCAGTGAGCCCAATGCTGGTGTGGACATTGAAAAGACCAGGACACAACTGAACAGTAGCACAGCAGCATACGTGTCCCTCACTGAACTGTGGGTGACACGGGAAGACCAGTTGTATCAGGTATACATTGCATGGAATGTCAAAGGTGGTGCTAAGATAGTAGGCTTCTTTGCATCCAACTATGATGAACCATTGTATCGTATGGCAATACACAGAGCCCTGCCCAACGAAACATACACCACCACAACGGTGGAAGATATCAATGACCTGGACAGTATGCAGATGGACCTGTTCAACCAGTTTAAGGACCAAGTGGACTGGGAGCAAGGGTTCATATTGGCAGGTGAAGAGGCTGGTGAACGCCATGAAAGTTGGGTAGCCAAGGGTAGGGCCATATGGAAGGTGCAAGGTGATCCCAAGGCTGGCATCGTGTTTGTCCAACCACCTGTGACATCAGTGAACAGTCTACGTGCCTGGCAAATTACCCATGGGCTTATGCAAAGTATGGCTGGTGCTGGCACCATGGCGGAAGGTCAACCTGGACGTAACATGCCACGGTCAGGGTCAGCGATGATGTCCTTGGTCAGCCTCAGTATGGCTGATATCAAGGACATGGCACAGATATTGGAACAGGATGTGTTGACCAAGGCCCTTGGTGACATCTACAAGGTAGCAGCACGGTTCATCCCTGACAATCAGTTGATACGGATACCTGGTGGTCAGGCCATGTATGGTGAGAACAGGTCAAGTTTGTTAAAGAAGAAGGATATCCTTGGTGACTACGAATTTGAATGGGTAGGCAGCCTACAATTCCAGGATGAGAACCAACGGACACAACAGTTGATGGTGTTCTTGAACCTTATACCAACATTGGCACCAATGATGGCACAACAAGGATATGCCTTCAACTTACCTGAACTGGTGCAAATGATATGGCGTAGTGGGATGGGTGAACGTGGATTGTCCAAGGTGGTCATTCCATTGCCACCACAGCAACCACAAGGGATGCCAGGTACAGAGGAAATGGACAGTGAGGCCAATGGTACTGGTGCACCTGGTACAGCACAACAGCAACCANCACCTGTGGCNGGGCTNAAAGCCACCAATGCCATCAGCTACCAACGGTTTTATTCATAGGTAATGTGTCGTATAGCCGTAACAGTAACGTAACAGTAACCATCAATAAGGAGGTAACATGCCCATAGAACAGGCGTTAAGCATCGTAGGACGGGCTAACAGTGCTGGTGTAGCACCTAACGTTATCACAGCAGATGACGCTGGTGCACGTGATGTGATTGGACGGTACTTCAGTCCGTATCACACCTTGGATTGGCCACTATTGGTAGGGTCTATATCCAGCTTCATTTGGCATTGTCACGAAGGGCTATGGCAAGTGCATAGTGTGTCATCTGTCCACAGTGTTGTAGGTGGTGCAGGTGCAGCAGCATCGGTTATTGTGTGTCCTCAGGCTGTGGCTATTGGTAGCGGTGTGGCACAACAAACAGCAGTGTTGGACTTGACTATTACCGCACCAACATATCGTTTTGCCACACTGATTGCCAGTCCAACAGTGATGTCTCGGGGTGATGCCCTGGCTGTATTAATGGCTGGTACACTAACTGGTCTGGTTGGTGTGCTGCATATCCTGCTGAAAAGGATTGGGTAACATATGGCTGAAGAGCAGGACCAACCTGAATATGCCAAAGAACAGATAGACGCCTACATTGCTGAACAGGTGAAGGCTAATATGGCAGCTATCCAACAGGCTGAGGCTGCCAATAGGCCACAACAACAGCAACCTGATGACAAGGTAGCTTACGAAAAACAGGTACGTGAAGTACTTGACCCCATATACGGTATCCACGTGGATGCTGCTAACTTTAATGCCGCAGATGCTAAGGACTACGTGGATTTCTACAATGATGATATCCATAGGGAGTATAAGGAGGAGGTGGAAGCAGCCTTCCAATTGGCTAAACAACAGGGTAGGCCAACATCACGGAATACCTTGTACCGATACATATTGGGTGACACCTACACCAATGATCCAACCAAGTTCACTGAACGTCAAAAGGCCATTCAACAGAAACAGTTGGATCGTGCAAGTGCCAGTGGTGATGTTGGTGGTGGTGTGGTTGGCCGTGAACGGGAAGCTGTGGCAGCACTGTCAGATGTGACTAAGGTTGACCCGAACACTGGCAAGTATGTCATGCCACTAGCTGACATGGAAAAGGCGTTGGAAGGGATGACGTTTTGACATGGTGTATTACACTGTATTACATCTGTATTACAGCGTTGGATGTCTACTAATTGTGTGGTCTAAGGGGGGTATGTAACCACACTGCATACCCTTTCTACTGTATACTAAGGTAAGGTGGTCCTAACATGGCTGATGCATATACCACTTTTGCAGTTATGGCTAACGATGCCATCAGTGCATACATAGCCAACAAAATGATTGACCTGGCTGACCGTGTATTGGTCATGGATAAGATCGCTGATCCATACAGTCTGCCACAAAAGATGTCTAAGACCCTTCGTGTTGTACAAGTGGCCAGGTTGGCACTACCTAACGCACCACTGGCTGAAGGTGTTACCCCTGCCACGTTGGCTATGTCACTGTCCAATGTGGATGTCACTGTGGAACAATGGGGTATTGTGGTTGCCCTTACTGATGTGTTGGAGTTGACGGTGACACACCCCATGGTGTCCATTGCCAGTGATCGTGTTACTATGGCGCTGAAGGAAGCTGCTGAACGTGATGACGCTAACGTGTTAATGGCAGCGACCAATGTGACCTATCCAGGTGTGGTGACAACCCGTGGTGGATTAGCTGCCACTGATGTGTTCAACACTGCATTGGCCATCACTATCAATGCCAAGTTAGAAATGCGTGGTGCACCAAAGTTTTTACCAGACGGTAACTACATGGGGCTGTTCCAACCACCACACAAAGCTGCCATCCTTGGTAGTGACACCACCTTCCAAAATGCCAGTGCATACAGCCAGATATCCAACTTAAAGTATGGGTATGTTGGGCCATGGATGGGTATTGACTGGACCATGGGCAACTTCCTACCTGTGTTCATTGGTGTGGCCACACCTGACACTGCGGCAAACACTGCCACCAAAGCACAGTATACCGTTGGATTGGCTGGTACACTGACCACGGCGAACTACCAGTTAAAGGTGGTAGCACGTGAAGTGGCCACGGACTATGAACGTCGCCTTAGTGTCCAAACAGGTAACGTGTCGGTGACATCACCTGGTAGTATTAGTGTGAAGTTTCCCACCAGTACCAACTACACTTATGACCTGTACATGACACAGGCTGGTGGAACAGTGGCATATCTGATTCAATCACGTCAAGCTGCTAACAGCACCTATGTGATCACCACAGCACCAGTGGGTACGGAAACGGTTGCACCTGTGTCACCTGCACTGAACATTCCAGTATA